ATTTGAGTATATACTCGGACAAACTTGTTTGTTATCTATTATTTGAAATAACATATTCAGATCGTATCACATTTTTTGAATGCGGTCAAGATCTATTTTTTGAATTTTGCTAGTGGCATCGTAGACACCGTTTGCTCCTTGATCATTTGTGATTTAATATAGTTGATGGCGGTGGTAAAACCCATTTGAGTATATATTTCCACCGCACGTTTTCGAATAATTCTCAGCGTATCAAAACTATATTTATTTAATGATTGAGCATTTTGGAAAAGAATATATTGCTTTAACCAATAAGGATCGTCATATTTTTCTCTTATTAAAGACTGGCTTATCTGTTCTCTCTTGACCACACTACGTTTAGAAATATAAGAGTTTGGACCTCCACAGGGTATAACCTTAGTGATGGTGGTGGTAGAGTTTATAGAAACATAAGAGTAATAAAATTGCACACATATCTCTTTTAACATTATAATATCATCCATCGCGGCATCTTTGTATCTGCGGCGAAATAGATTAGTTAAAGTAAGTTGGTTGTTGGGATTTTCATAAAACTCCCATGCACTCTCGGATCTTTGTTTTAAACGCTCCCACTCAGGAAGGGTTTGTGTGTCGTATATTACCCTCTTAGATTGATAGAGTTTATCAGCTGCATCTTTTTGCCGACGATATTTTTGTAGTTGCGATGGATAGTTCAACCTATTCTTAAATCGTGTAACCACAAAGGAAGGATTATCGTTTTTAAGATGAATAGCCGACAAGGGAAGTTCGACATACATGCCTGGTTCTGATATGTTGAGCGGATTGTAGTTGTGCTTATACACATAGTCTGGCTCAATCTTGAGCGTACCCAAATCATTTAATTCAATTGCTCGAATTACCTCCCTGGTTCCATGCCATATTCCGCTAGGGGAGGTTCCCAACTCACCCGTCATCACTGACATGTTTATAATGACTGACGGTTCATTGGGTTGAGTATATCCACCGCCGAAGTATAGTGCCCCCTCTTCAACTGTTGGGTTGAAAGAAACGATGGTTCCATAGATAGGAATTTTCTCTTCTTGGAATGCATATGTGTTTCTCAGAAGATCTAAAACATTTGAGTTGTTATATTTTTTTGTCCTATACCCAGGTTCTTGAATGCGATTTTCCAGCAATGTGTGGTTCTTTAAGATTTGATAATTATAACCGCCCGCTCTATTCTCGAAGCGTGTTGCGGCCACTGCTATACGATCACCCACACTAAATGGATTATCATCTTGTTGGGGCGGTGGAGGATCCGTAAAAGGAATTGGTGGCGCTGGTGGTGGGGTTGTAAACATTGTCGGTTGCTTAGGATATCTCAGCATATAACCCATGCCACCTAATGATGGTGGTATAGATGGATCTCCAGCGCGACACATAACTGGCGATCTAATATCTACGATTAATCTACCAGGAAAGTTTTTATCAACTTTGAATCCAAACCTTTCGGCTGTCTCCACAAAACATACAAAATTATCGTTATTTAAAAAATGATTAAATTTATCTACGTCGTTTCCATGGGTGTCAGTAGATATGTCGATCATCATTCCACTAATGGTCGCGGGACAATTACGAGATAAAATAAATTGAGATAAAGTTATGGGAACATTGGGGGAAGCATTGTCGATGAAACGATAAAAGACATCCATAAATTCGCCAAATGTTGCAAGATTGTTGTGGGCTTGGTTCGTGTCAATAAAATTAATAAACGCCTCATAAACCTCATCCATGTATGAATCATATAAGTTGAGTGCAGAATCCCAACCACGAGAAGGTTTGAGCAGGGCATATGGAGTTCCTTCTACCGCTTTTTTATTTAAGAACAAGAATTCTGTTTTAAAATCATTAAAGGCATCAACAACGAAATCTAAAGCCCATACATTATTCCCTATTTCTTTAAGATAGGTCTTAGGTGCATAGATGGCATCTCCATTTGTATTAACTTTACCAAAGAGTGGACGAGAATACCACAGATCAATCGGACTTGGGACTTCAAAATCGGATGGATAAATAATATCTTTATAATATTTACGTTGTTCAAACATAGCATATGCGGATAATTGATTGTTTCCTAGCGGTTCGGGGAATTTGTCGTCGTCACTCATTATAAATCACTATTCCTTTTTCGCCTTTTTATTTTTCGCAATTTCTCGTGATGAGTATTCTGAAATGGTGCTTAATTCTGTTTCAAATTTGCTGGAGTCTAAACTGCTGTTAACTCTGACTATTCGATAATAACCACCGATACCTAAATCTGCCATGTATTGTTGTGGGGCTACGTCTGTCACCCCAAGACCCATTGCACGAGGATCTACATAAATTAACATACCGGGTTTGAAGATTGGGTTTCCTATTAATCTAACTTTAGCATCATATCTATCTGAGAATAATAAGTTGTCTTGATTGTTTCCGTCCATTTTGCTACGATAGATTAATGACTCTCGCTTACCAGGTATTTTTGTTTTGGTAAAAGCAATATCCTTGACAACCCCTGTGTCAGCTCCAATAAAATAATGAGGAATATTGCGCGTTAAATCTTCATCAATCTTGCCATTGAGTTTGGCGTTCTCAGTCTGTCCACCAGCCACATATACATATAGCCATTGAGAATATTGGTTGGCTTTACCTTTTCCGATGTTTTTAAAAACTTTTTGAATATCAATTCGTGATTTTGGGCCTGCTTTTTTATTTTCCCACTCTACTTCCAACGGATGGCTTTTCTTGGTAAAGACCGATTGGACTGAACATCGCAATCTTTTTCCTGGCATTCCCCCATATCTCTTAGGCGACATTACATTGTTTAACAATTTACCACACAGATCTCTCAAGAAAGATCGCAAGGGATAATTGTTAAGCTTTCTTTTTATCACAGTGTCATACCACCAGGAATTAAAATAAGTCAAAGAAACCGGAATGTCTGCTAATTGCATCGTTTCTATATTTCCAGTTGCAGTGTCAAGATAAGAAAAGGCACCCATCAAGACTCGAACATCCGTTCTTATTTGCGGACAAACGTTTCCTTTGGCGGCGGTCTTACCATCTATAACATCAGGATTATCATACAATATTGTCATTGCTGCTTCGATAATATCCCCCAAATATATATAATGCATTCTATACATACCATCCACCAGTTGTTGTTTTTTTTGTGAGTCTTCTTCCTTCTCCGAACTGGTTCCCAATGTGGGTATTTGAGAGAGAGAAGATCTCCCAGGAGAGCCCGCAAACTTTCGTTGAAAATCTAACCTCGCAGCTTGAAGATTTTCAATGTTTTCCTCTTTTTCTTCCGCTGTACTCTCTTTGCTTTCACTATAAGATTCGGCAGCATTCACTAAGATATTTTTATAAATTTCCATCTCTTCTTTATTGAGATCAACATAGAATATTCTATTTTCGGTGCCAGATCGCAATACACTTAACATTCGTTGATATCGTATTGAGCGCATTTGAGATTTAGCATTAGAAATGTTTTCTTTCAAGGTTTTTATTTTTTCTTTATAAGCTTTATTAACATTTTTGGTTTTAGTTTTGTTTTCACCCTTTTTCTTTTTAAGATTTCCGCTGCGCTCTGAACGGATTTCTTCTCGATATTTTTTAATCCGATCTTGCAGCGAAGTAATGCTATTTCCTACAGATAGTTTCAAATTAGTAACATCAATATTTAATAAATCAGATGTTGAGCCAAATGTTCGGCCTTCAATCGCAGCACAAAACGTCACGTCCATATCTACAGCCCCATTATTTGTCACTTTGATGTCTTGATCAATGGGGGTGATAATATATGTTCTTCGCAGCTTCTGTAATTCCTCGGTAAGTTTAGGATCTCCCTTGACTCCATCGGGCGGCAGTGTCCATCCACACTCCATATGAATTTCGGTAACAGTATTGCAATTAACGTTAGTTGTGTCAGCTTTATCGGACGCTTCGCTTTTAGGATTTTTTGCGGCACTTCGACCAGTTAAGCTTTCCAATACCATAATATCAGCAAACCTTATTTCGTGTCCATCAACCATTCGAGTTTTAAAAATCCCCTCAAAACTTTGAAAATGAAGTGTAAAATTACCTTTAAAAGCAAGACCCACATTACCAGGATTCGCGCCGGTATCTTCCCACCTTACACTTTTTAATCCAACATCAGTTCCTCTATTTTCTCTACTTTGTAGAATAGATTCCATTGTGGTAAACTTGTTAAAAGGAAACTGAATTCTTTCTCTGTTCTTTTGACCACCAGCATTTGGCTTTTGAGGCAAAACCTTAAACAATTTAAAATAAGGAACTATTGAAGATAGTTGTGCAGTTGAGGCAGCATTAAGAGAATTAATCCCCATCGCAAATAATTTATTTTTTGTGGTGATCGGCTCATCATCTTTAATTTGAAGAAAGTTTTTGTAAAGATGAGGAGTTGTCTGATTCACTAATGCTGCGAAGTCTGATGCTCTTGTTTCTCGATCAGGATTCCCTGCACCATATAAAGCACTCTGTTTTTCTAAATCTTTTCCAAGTTTAAGACGTGATTTTTGATCTTCGTTTTGAAACAGATCCATGTTGTCCCATAAAAACGATTGATCATCAAATTCAATATTTAATTGTTCGTCCTTTTTTTTCTTTTTTGCTTCTTTGGCAGCACGCGCCGCCGCGATGCTGTCGCGTCTTTTTTTTCGAGCTTCTTTTGCTTGTCGGTCCTCTGCTGCTGTTCCTAAATCCTCGTAAGTTTTAGCATCCGATTGTCCTTCGCGGGACTGATTGGGGCTTTCAAAAGCTTTAGAATACGGATTATCAGCTGCCATTATTTATAAATCCAAATAATCTAAAATTTTCTCAAGAGGCAACGGCACCACCACCACATCTCCGAGACTTACTTGCCCTTCGGTGGGCATACGATTAAACCAAGCAAGAATCCACCATAATTTTGGCTGATTATAATATTTGGCAGCCAACTTCCAAAAGCGATCACCTTCGCGCCACACATGATTAACCGTGGTTAGATTGGCAATCTCTGTTGAAGTAGGATGTTTCAGATTAGCGGTGTCGTACTGAAGGATGGATTTGGTGTTTCTCTTTGCCAGTAGATCATCATATTTTTCTTCCGCATTGATAAACATTTGCCTACTATCATATCGACTAACCATGTTTATTCACCTCCAATGAGTTTAACAGCTGCATTATTAAGTTCCATAAACCTTGTTTCTTGTTCTGATGACATTTTAGTTATTTTTTGTTTATTCTTTTGTGCCACATTTTTGCCATATGGAAACGTCGCTTGTTGGGGTCCAGATCTAAAGCCTCCTGGGGTCGTGGACTGGTCGGCTTTAGAAATATCCCAACCTAAAGGATGCTCGTGAATAACATTTAATGTAAAAGTTAAATCTACATACTTGGGATATAAGTCTGTGCCTAACTGAAATGTTCCGGCATCTAATTGTGGCTTAAAAGAGAATCCACTAATATATCCCATTAATCCTGAATCTTCGGCGCTTCCCATATCGGTGACTTCTCCCACTGAGAGGTTGGTGTTTGTAATCCAATTAAGAAACTTAACTTTAAACAATGGAGATCCTTTAATTGTCGAAACCGTTTCGGATTTGTTATTCTCTCCCACCGTTGCTGCACTATTCGGGGCACTTGATTCATAAGAAGGATAAAGCATTTGCAACAACAAAGATATTCGTCGCATATTTTGTTCTGCTTCTTGAACAGAGGATGCGACCACTTTAAAGCCACAGTTTATCTTGCGTGTTGTGCGCTCAAAAGTTGCAATAGGATCCATTCTTCCATAAACGTTTTCTGTTTTCCAAGAGGATGCATAGTCATCTGTGAAGTTTTCAATATATGCCTTAAATGCAACAAAATATGAAGATGGAAGGTGAAAGAACTCAAGGAACTGGAAGTGATTGTTCGCTAAGTTATCAGATCCTTGGTCGCCATCTTTAAATGTGCGACTATTATTAGGATTATAATTTGGGTCTATATCTTCTGGAAATTTAAATGCCATCTTATCCTATTCCTTGTAAATTAAATTCTTTATTTAATGCGGGCATTACTGTTTGTCTCACAAACTCTCTACCGTCAATATTAATTACAACAGTAACAGGTTTATCAGAGGCATTTCCCATTTGTTGTGGGGTAAGCACTTGACCGGCTGGCGCATTTGCTGGTGGCATGATTATATATTCGTCGTTTTTAACAATTGCTGGACCCATTAAGGGACCACCTTCGTGTAGTTTTTCAATTTGTGGAGGTTCGTCAAGACCCATTACCTTCATGCCCTTTAGGGCAACTGAGGGAAGCGAATCCCATGCTGCAACCATAAAGTCATTAAGTGCTGTGATTATTGTATTTATTACACCTTCCTCAAAGATGCTTCCTATCGAATCACCCCACCCTTTAAACATATCCATCAATAATGAGAAAGCCAATTTAATTTGTTTCACAAAATTAACACCAAATATTTTTTGTGTTAAGTTCCCCAGTCCGTCTATTGCGTCCCTGGCCCATTGAAATTTATTATAAAGATATACAAACAGGCCGGTGAACGCGGCAATAATAATAACAGGTAGTGCAACAAAGGAGCCAACTGCCGAAGCGATACCCAAGGCAATCACAGCAAAAAACTTTGTAATCATAAGGCCAACCCAAACAATCTTCGCACCAAACAGCACCACCGGAGCAACGAGGGTTACAAAAAAACCAACAATCGAACTTACAACTCCACCAATGGTTCCTAAAATGCCGAGAGCAACACCCACCATAGCAATAACTGGTCCCATCGCTAACACAATACCCATGATTTTGGCTGTCATCCCTTTCTCGCCTTCGTCCAAGCTATCCCAAAACTCATTAAATGGTTTAATAAGGTGTATCTCAACAAGACCAATAAAATCAAGCATCGCATCAACCATGTGATCAAGTGGGGATTTTTGTCCTTTAGGTGCGCTTGTCATCCACTTAAAAAACTTCATAACGTGCGGCATAATGACCTTCGCAAGCTTAAACTTAATACCTTCAAGCATTGCTGCCCAACCTTCTTGGATAGAGACACCTTTTTGCATGGCTTCATTCAGTTCTTCTTGTTTAACCAACGCAGGATCTGCTGCTTCTTGGGCTTCATCCATGTCTTCCATCGACGTACCAAAAAGTTTGCCTGCTTCTGCTAAATCGGACATACCAACTGCACCAGCAAGTGCTTTTCTTTCAAAACGATCCATGGTTTCCCAAGACTTTCCTGACGCGGCAACAGACTCTTTTAACATTTCAATACGTTCGCCCTCGGAGGCTGTCAACATATCAACACTATTGAGTTGTGTTCCCATTAGAGCGTTTAACTGTGCAGTTGTGCTGGCAGCATCTTCAAATGTATCGAACTTGCCCGCAACCCCCAAAAGCCCCTGCATTTCCATACCTGTTGCTTTCGCTTGGCTTGCAAGTTTAAAAAACTCTTGCTTCATATCTTTTCCATAAGCGGCCAATTTTGGCGCAGCATTGGAAAATTCTTGTGCCATTTTACCCGGAGTCATAAAGCTGCCGAGTGATTTAGAAACTTTAGCAATATCCATGTTTAGTTTGGCGGCTTCTTCTCCACTCATCCCCAAGCCTTTTGTCATGGTATTAATATTTTTTGCTGTAACTTCCCCTGCTACGCCCAATTTTGTAAGGGCAGCAGTTGCGCCAAGCATTGCGCCTTGCGACTTTACCGAAGCTTCTGAGAAAATTGCTATATTTTGATAGGCTGTGGTTGTGTGTCGAGATAACTCCTCAAATCGGATGGCAAGTCCTTGAGTATGTTCTCGCGATGCTGCCATCGCTGACCCAAGACCTTCGGCAGCACCAGTGGCTTTTGCCATTTCTGCGCGAGCTTTGTCGATCTCAAGACCGAAGGAAATAATGCTGCTGATGGAAAGATTAAGCCCTCCAAAAGCACTAAAGAAACCTGTGGCTGCGTTGCTGACATTCGACAAAGACCCTGCAACGCCTTTGGTGGCTGCTGCGAGCTTGTCCATCGCAGATGCTTTTTCTGCGAGTTTTTTTGGGTCTATTCCGTCACCTTCAGCCATAACTTATAAATATAAATAGTAGCGGAGACAAAATAAAAAACCCCCATAAAGGAGGTTTTAAATCAGCGTTTGTTTGCTTTTTTATTTTGTTCGGCTTCAGTCTCAAATTGCTTCTGAATTCTTTTAAGCCACCATTCTCTTAGTTGAATGGGTAAATTATAAGATTCTATGAAACTCCAACCACCGTAATGTTTTAGGTAGAACAGTTGTTCATATACGTTTTCAGTATATTTATCATTCAGGCCAAAAAAAGTTGGTTGAGAATGGGATGCTTACGTTATTACTTGCACCACAGGATTCGCATTCAAATAAATACGAAAGATCAACATCAGGCTTAACGCGCTCATATTGTTTCCGTAGATAATTGGAATCCCTTGCAGGCATAACGTCCACAAAATTCTCAACCGGCCCCCTTTCTGTAATGCCCTCAAGCGATACAATGATTAATTTTAATTGGTCTGTCAATAAAGATTCTGCGAGCTTAAGTTTGCGCTTTTTCTCGACCTTCTTCATTAATTTATCTTCATCAACACCTGTTAACAGTTTACATTCAGCACGAATCTTTGACTGTGGAAGATCTATAAAGAATGTTCCATCATCGGTAAACTCAATGTCATCTTCTAGATCTTTCTGTTCTACTTCTGATAGATCGAAATGTTGTTCACACGTTGTTCCGCAATTCTTGCAAGTAATGTTCGCATCATATGATGCACCAAAACCACTAATCCTTGCTGCCACCAAAATAGCGTTCTTATCACCAACCAAGAGGTCGGCAACTTTAATGGAATTGTCTACAAGAATGCTTTGAAGCATCCTGTCAATAGCAACGCCTTTTTTTAACAAAGTTTTGGAAGTCAAAAGATCGGTTTCTTTTGCTGTCATATATTTAATTTCAACAGTCTCAGCACCACAGAGTGGGTGGTTTTTGGAATAAAACTTTCCCTTCGTTGGTAATTCAACAAATTCTGTGGGTGTTACGAAATTTAAAAGTGCGTTTGTGTTTTGTGTAGGAGCCTCTGCTCCTGATTCGGGTTTGTTATCCAGGCGACCCTGGTTATTTCTTGGCATCTGTACCTCTTAAGTTATATTATATCAAAGAAATGAATGAATGTTTAGCCGGAAGTTGAAGGAATTTTTCCATCGCCGCCACCTTTTACATCAATAAAAGCATTATCATATTGAATGGAAAGGGTAACTTCAACAAGAGCTTCGTCATCATAAGTTAACTCACCCATTGCAACTTTGGTAATCCATGCATTATTAAGAACCCATTCCTCAACTGTTGCACCATCACTATCAATTGTTTTGATTTTGATTTGTCCCAAAGCATCGTTAACAGCTTTAGATTTTGAAACGGTTCCCCACCCTTCGGTGATTTTAGGAGTTGTTGGTAGTTCATATCCTGATTCCTCAAGAATATGCATAATTTGCTGACTTGCATTTGCGGTGGGGTCAATAGTATCCACAATTGTTACATCGATTGGATTCCATTTTACCTTTCCAGGATACCAAAATGAATGATTTAAAAATTTATGTTCAATTGAGCCAATCTCCCATTCAGGTTTTTTAACCTTCTTTACCAAAAATTCTTGTATTCCTTGGGTTTTTGATCCTCCAGGGATGCTTAAAATAAATTTAAAAGAACGTTTCGGTTCTAAGTTGGGGTCTTGCCAAAAAGTCATCAGTTTCTTCTCCTATTATAATTAGTCACGCTTGCGGATTAATCCTCAAAGGACGCTCCTGTATTTGTAATTACGAAATCAATCGCAATAAATTCAATGGCTCGCGTTGGTTTTAAGAAAATCTTCGCGTACATCATATTCCTATCGACCATATCTGGTGTTGTGGTTGAGGTATCTAAGATAACTTTATAATCTTCCAGACCCAATCGGCTCTTAACACTCTCAAGGAATGGTCGAACCTGACCTGTAAATCGATCCCAAGTAACTTGAGTATTTGGGTCAAACAATAGTCTTGAAGATATACGTGAAATTTCTTTCTTGACATGAATCATTAATCGTCGAACGTTCACTCTGTCCAAAGCACTCGGTGTTACTTGCAGTGTTTTTTGCCCAAACACTACCAGACCTTCTGCTGGGAAAGATGCGATAGGATTAATATTATTTTCATATAATTTATCCCGATCCTTTGATGTTAGTCTCTCGGTGACTCCCACAATTGGTAAACCACCAGCACCCTCAGTTAAACCACCTCGGGTAAAGCCTGCGGGAGCGAACCATAGTTCCGCTTTTCTTTCGGAATAAGCATATGTTCCTACAGCTGCGACGGATGGTGGAGCAAAAAAGCTCACACCAGAATCAGCGTCTCGAATTTGAATCCATGGATAGTAACAAGCGCCATAACTATTGTTAATTTGTCTACCCCTTAGAGTAGTAGCCGCTGTAGAGGCTTTCCCACGATTACCGGTATCCGAATCTTCTCCATAAGACTCTCGATCAGAAGGTGGTAAATACCCACCCTCAATATCAATCACCGCTAGCATATCTGCTCTGCGCCTACTCATATCCAGCATATGATTAGTTAATCCACGGGCATTCGTTGTCGTACCTACTCCGGGTGCGGCAATAATGTTTCCTTCAACCAGTTCAGGGTCCGCACAGGAATCAATTGCCATACGAATAGAGTTGAACTTAGAGTTGTCGTATATTGTTGGTGCAGTAGTGCCTGCATAAAAGTTATTAAATGCATTGGTCTGCGTAATATCTGTTCCGTTAAATCCACCAAACATTGGAACCGTAAATTGATTCCAGTCGGCATCTAATAGAGTTTTATAACTATTCGAACCCGAAGAAGCAATCGCATTACCCAGTTTATATGAGCCCGACTGATAATATGCTTCTTGCGTTTGTGATGGCTTATCCGCAATCTTCGATGTGGAAGACGTGGTGTGATATGACAGATTTTCCAGTGTGAAGACATATTGGTAGGTAATTCTATTACCTGTAGCCGAATAAGAAACTTCGGTTTGTGGACCAGTGCTTGGTCTTAAGCCAGATAAGCCTCGGACCACATCTTCATAAGAAGCGTCGAATCGGCTGCTATCAGCCATTGTGGTGTCCACTCCCCAATATGCGTCTGTTGGGTCATTTAAGTTGCCTTGTGTAGAATTGTTTCGCAAATATGTGCGAGGAAATTCAAAAGAAGCAGTAAAGGTGTTTGTCACCTCCAACCCAACATTCACGACTGGCTTCATACCATCAGATCCAACGTCGGATCCCGGTGCGCCACCAGATCCTGTAATCATTGCTCCGACGAATTCTGTGCCCGCAGCAGAACCTGGTTGTTGAACAAGGTTACTTCCTGATGCAATCTGGAATGCGCCCCACCTCACTGGACCTTGAAAGCCCATAGGTAAGAGATCCGCTTTACTTGGACCGTCTTCGTTTTTCATCTTAATGTAGACATATCTGGAGCTATTTCCATATTTACCAAAATATCTATATCGTCGGTCGTTATCATCCCACTCCGCATAAGCATCACCGATTCTTCGAGCAATGTAGTTTGCAGAATTGGGATTTAAATTGAGATTTGAAAAGCTTTCAATAACTTGAGGAGCCTCATCACTATCTTGTGCTTTTCTTAACATTAAACCAAAGGTTCCATACGGTTCCGAAGGTTCATTGGAGTAGCGGATATCGGTGATAGAAACTTTAATATTTTCTTGAGTCCATTCACCAGAGTCCAAAGCTATTGCTTGAAATAATTCTTCGCTTGATTCCGGCGTAAAACTACCAGAGGCTTCGGATGTTTGTCCGATAATCCAGTTAGTTTGCGCAGGGACCATGCTTTGGTAGTTTTTGCCCCACAAATATTCGTTACTATCATTATAAAGTGCAGCAATAAAACCATAAGCGTGTGTTGTTGTGATTTTCTTTGTTATATCTTTTTCAAAAGATTCGCCCAAGAAATACTCTTGACGTTGAGTGGTCGGAGTAGTTCGATCCGTCAATTGTGTTGGGTTAGTATTGAAAACCTTTCTAACAAAATTGCCTGCGGTAGTATCTTTAATGTTAAAATTGACGGTATCTGTGATTGTTCCATCTTGGCTCTTTACAAGAGCTGTGAAAGTCGGACCCGAAGCTACACTCTTAATTAAAGTGTTTGAACCGGTGGTGGCGGGTGCGGTGTTATATAATGCACCGCTTAACTCCACGGAAGAAGACATACAGTACCAAACCGCCGCCAATGTGCCTGTGAGATTTGCGGTTCCAAGGCTTGAGCTATTGACCACAAAAAGTCCCAACGCACCAGGACCGGCATTTCCAGCTCGTCCACGAGTACCATTAGGAGTGCCGCCAATTTGCCAACCAGCTTGTCCAGCGCCAGTAGCGGTGGAGTCAGAATGTTGTTTTCCAAGAAGACGAACATATGTTAATGGCGTACCATTTGCCAACCACGCTTGAGCCGCATATGCTCCATAAGTGGGGGTCATTCCCTCACTTCCGTTTCTCCAGATGTCGTTACCAGCACCGCCTGGTAATGGATTCCCGAAAATTTCAACAAATTCTGTAAAGTTTTGAACCTTGACAGGTCTTAACGCTGGGCCTCGTTGTGCTCGACCAATAATAATCGGACCAACAGCCTCTGGTTCGTTGGGTATTTGCGATTTATCAAGTTCGCGAAGTTGAATTCCCGGTGATACAAATCTAAATTTGCTTTCTGCCATGCGTGTATTTCTCCTTGTGATGCTTTAAAAGTCTCTAATAAATAGTAGCTTATTGCTCGAAAAGACAAAGGAATGCTTAGGAACGATATTTTCCCTTTGGAGTCCCAAGCGGTCCCCAATCTGGCTCATCACCCATTACAACTCTTTCGCGAGGTGTTCTTACTTCAACCGCGTTTTCTCTTACCACAATATGGGGTTGCTCGCTGTTTTCATTTGCACTAACCAAATATCCCAAGACTTTTACACTAACCTTGGTTTCATAAAACCTTGCATCTTCTCCCAAATCAGCACTATTCCCTTCAGAACTGAAATCTGGTTGCATAAACGCTTCATAGGAATGACCGTCATGTTTAAGTTTTAAATAATTAATGCCCCCTGTGAAGGTTGCGAGCGATTGTAATGCCTCGTTCATTTGTTGCTGGTATTCAGTACGCACATTTATTGAGTAATTGACATCGATATAAACGGGCATAGGAATGGTGATAGTTTCGTACACCACTTTTTTATTTTTCGGCATGGGAAAGTTAATTTGTTGTGCTCCATTTGCTCCTGCGTTTCCCACAATGCGGGATTTCTTTTTATATGCTCCTGCATTTGCATAATTTGCTGTCTTATTTTGATTAATTCTGCGAGCTATTGTAATTGATCCACCTTTAGCATCGTCAATAGGGGGAATGTTACCATAAAAAGTTCCCTTATTGTTAGGAGTTTTAGCAAAGCTTTCGCGATGAAGGGCAATGATGGGGAATATCAAAGTACCATCAGAATCTCTTAAATTTTTATGATTTTTTATCTGCCAAGAACGTTCTCCAGACACCCATGTGATAGGGACTGGCTTCCATCCCTTGTTGGTGGTGCAAGAAATTTTTAAAATATCTTTCAGCCAATTATGTATGGCAAAGTCAATTGTTTCTAAGGTCGATGGTTCGAAAGGTAAAATTTGAGACATATCGTCATCAGGTATACCTTTGCGATCCACGGAGCCTGTTAAAATACTATTTGCCATTATTATTTCCCATCAAAAAGACCCTGACGAGCTTTGAAGCATTTCGCTGTTATTTCTAACATGTGTTCATCTTGTCCAAATAACTGTTTTGGTTCTGACAAAATGGCAATTTCATAATATTCTTCCCCATATAAGATGAAATCTCCTTCTCTCACATATAAGTCTTGGTCCTCGGTTAATCTACGTTTGTGAAAATGGCACGTCAGACTATAAGTTCTATCTAGACCATATTTTGTAACAGTTGTGGGATTACCCTCCCAGTCAATCAAAACATAAACACGAATGGGAGGAAGAAAGTTCTTTTCAATTGCTTCTCCATAGAGAGGGTGGAAGTTGGTATGGACACTACTAATGGGATAATAAAGGATATCTTGACCAATTACTCGCTCAATCAATTCATCATTAACTTGTTTAACCAGATCTCTTTCTTTTTTTCCCAAAAACAATGGGGGTGGTGGACTATCTGGCCTGTTCCATTTGTTGTCACCCATTTATTTACCCTCTATAAATTCCCATAGGAACATTAACCTGGATTCGATTTGAGTTTTCTGTTAATTCCGCATCTGAGTTCATAAGAGCTTCGTATGTCAACGTATCCAACAACTCAACTAACTCGGTTTTTAGGGCACTCGTCTCGGCTTCAGCTTGAGTTGCAAGCTCTGAAGAATTTAAAGTTACTGATTCGCCTGGAATTGGGATTGCGCCGAATTTGCCTCTAATTTGGGCGAGCATTCCTTTGGTTAATGCCAGCGCATATTTTCTAATCCATTGTTTTCCCATGCTATTAATATTTTCGTAAGGAATGTTCGCAAATGGAAGGGTATTATAGTTGTTAATTCCATCGGTTCCATCTTTTCTAGTAGTATCTTCAGCCCAAGGATCTGTGGGAACAGTAAAGTCAAACCACATTTTAGTTGGTGTCATACCGCCCGGTGAAGATGGTGGGGGATAAATTCTTATACGATTATCAAAGATTTCATAAGCGTAATGAGATGCTCTGGTATACAAATTTGTCTCAAACGCCATCGCTTGAAGTTTGTTTTGCCAAGCTGGGATGACTTCAAACGTGGATTCGTCAGAATATTGCCCGTAAGTATACAAATTACCTACAACGTTTAAACCGCCATAGTACCCATAAAATCTCCACATTGTTCCTGGGGATTGATAGTAGACACGACGGATTGCAATACGCTTATTGTTAATACTCCCTGTGAAAGCGGTTCCAAAGGTTGAAGAACCATCAACAGACGCATCTTGCACAATTTTTTGTAAATCATAATCTTGCACATTGGCTTCTAAATTAATGGAGGCTGAATAAATGCGGGCATCGTCGCCAAAACCGGCTTCGCCTGCTAACCCTTCTGCAACTCGTCGTGAATATTCAAAGTTAAATTTAGGAAATTTAAGGGACAAGTGCGTTCCGCTTAGGCTGGAAGAAAGTTCTCCTGCTTGAAGTGCGCCTTCATGATCAAATGTACCCGTCGTTGCGCCCAAGAAATCTGACAACACATTTTTGGCTTGATGATTATTAATAATCGTACAATATTCAAGGGTGGCCATTTCATAAGAAGTATAAACATTATTCTCGGTGAGTTCAATATCTAAAACGTCACCACCCAACATTTTATAGGTTAAAGCAACTTGTGCAACAGCCCCAGAAGTCCATTGGCTAGAACTTAATGGGCCGGTTAAATACACTCCGTAGGGAACACTGGTTTCGGTTACTAAGTTATAGGATCCTGTGGACTTTAAAACATAGGGACTTGTTTTTTGAACTGGTGTTAATACTGGTGGTGCTGTTGCCATTATTTTGTTCTCCTATTGATTAAATAGTTGAAAAGTGCTTTAAACGGAAAAAGAAAACCCCGACTCTCAAAAAGAAAGCCGGGGTTAACTATGACTATGAAAATAAATCTAATAAATTAGACAAGATCTTCAACAATTACCAATCCATACATGTCAGGACGAACCATCTTCTTGCCATATCGAGTCATTACACCCTTTCGTGGTGTAAAATCGTCTGGACTAAAGATAGTCGGCGTGACTTGTAGAGGCACATAAGGTGCATAGACATATCCACTTTCGAGGAAGCTATTACCCTTACGACCAACAAGGATCAAGTTACGTGGGAAGTATGGGTCAACATAAATGTCCCATTTCTTGCTAATTTGACCAACCTTAACAGCACCTGCGGTGCCACGGTTTTCATCAGCAGTTGTGTCAGCTCGGAATCCCGAAGTAAACTCAAGTACATTTGCAACTTCTGGGCTTGTTACCAAGAAGTTTGCTCCTCCACGTAGAGTCTTGCGGTGAATCTGGGCGGACACATCATTAACTGTTTCAAGAAGCGTCTCATACCATTCAGACACTGTTCCAGTAAAGTCTGGATATAATGTTTGGTTATTAGAAGCACCACCATCAGCACCAGTGCGGTTAACAAACTTACCAGGCTTGCGTGACCAGTAATATGTTCCAGCTGTTGAGCCTTTAATAAGATCTTCGAGAATCTCTTGATCAATTTCAAGAGCAATTTGCTCAGAAAGAATACCAGTCAATTCAACCTCTGCATCCAAGTTATGGTATGCATTAATGTCTTGTTGTAATTCAGGTGTCCATTTAGCCTTGAGCTTTTTGGTATCGGCGGTGATAGCAACACTATCAACTTTGATATCAATTTCTGGAATTGCTGCTGAGTTTTCAAGTCCCCAATATGGTGAACCGATAACCGACCCAACGTCTGCTCCGCCGTTAATAAATGAATCATCCATAGCGAATTCAACGGTGGTATTAACAGCGTTGCCTGCATTTGCCAAATTATTCGTCCCAGCGATATCTGCAAATACAACATAGAGTCCCGGATTGCTTCGATTATCATCGCTGCTGATAAATCCGCCATTAGTCCCAGAAAGCGTAGTAAGCCATCGAGTCTGAACACCTGTGGTGCCTGAAATAGCAGGGACGGTGCGTACTGCCACCAAATCATTAAGATTAAGTGTAGAACCACCGGTTCCTCGCTTGAGATCAGTTGATGCTGTAAGAATACGATAGACCGCAGCGGTAGTTGTTCCCGAAGTAAAATCAGGATCATACCGTAGTAAGCGTGCAAAGTCGTCAGATGTACTGAGTGCGCCGCCGCCGCCAACAAAACTTACATAGCCTGCTGCTGGCTTTCCATAAGTACCGGAAGCAACCAGGTGCAAGGTAACAGTTGCAGAACCAGTTGGGCTTGCATAACCATTGTTAAGGTTGTAGAAACTCGATTGCGAACCACTGATTGATGCAAGATTTACACCACCAGTAATTTGACGACCGACAACTCCACCACCATATAGTGAGTCACCTACTTTATTTGCACCAACGCGAGCGTCTGCATATGTAAAGTCTAGAAAGAAAATAAGACCAGACGGCAAGCTCATAGGCTGAACCGATACTAGCTCGTTTGCAATTAGACCACCGAACACGCGGCGGACGATTGGAAATGCAACAGCTGCAAAACCTTCGACATCACCACCTGCCATTGTTGAAGCTTCTCGAAGAAGCTCTTTTGCTTGGTTCTCAAGAAGACAAGCCATCGTTTGACGACTTTGATCCTGCTCAATCCCCTCCAAAAGACCAGTCTTTTCCCATTTATTGAGAAGAGCTTGACCCTCTTTTTGGACATCACGTTTCATGATGCCCTCAGTTAG